GTTCTGGGCGCGAATCTTGTCGTTAATCTTCTTTTCTTCGGCCTTTTTCAGGGCTTCGGCCTCTCGGGCGGCTTCGGCCTGCATCTTCTCGAGCTCGACCTTCTTGGCTTCTTCATCGGCCTTGCACGTCTTTTCCGGTTCTGCCGGCTTGCACCCGTGCTTTTCCTTGAGCTTCTCGATGCGCTGCTTTTCCTTGCCGAGCGATTCCTTCTCCACCTGCGATGCGGTCTTCTTCACCGGCTTTTCGGCCTTTTTCTTGGGTTCCTTGGCCTTTTTCTTCGACTGTTCGGCCTTCTTGCTTTCGTCTTCCTTGGTCCAGAGCTCGTCGTTGAAATAGTCCCTGCAGATACGGTAGCAGGTCTCGTTGTCCACCTCTCCGTTCTGGCTGCCGAGAATCTGCTTGGCGCATTCGGTGAGGTAGTCGATGCAGTCGTCGATGCGGTCCTCGTGTCCGGCGTACTTGTCGCAGGTGGCCTTGAGGTTTTCCTCGATCATGGTCTTCATGGAGGCGGGGGAGGCTTTCGCCATTTCCTTGTATGCCTCGATAGCTTCTTTAGATGGTTTCATGTGTCGTGTCTCCTTGAGAAAATGTTTCGCGCACCCGTTTACACCGTTCTTTGTGGCACCAATCAATCCGGTTTTGTATGCCGCCTAGAGACGAGGGCGGGAAAAGTAAATGGAGTACCTATGGGCCGCCCGGGTGCGCTGGGACTAACGAACGTCCTGTTATCGTCTAGTCCTTTATTGTCGTTGTCCTCAGGGTGCGGAAAAAATAGGGGGTGTTGTTTACGGTAAAATGTGTACACCCATCGGGCTTTTTTAAACTTGTGACGGTTGTTTTATCGAGGTGCGTGACCGCCGCCAATCCTCGGAAGCTGCCGGACGCCATCTAGGGCGTTCTCCACTCTCGCAGACCGCCGTGGCGCGGGACATAGACCTTACTGCGAGTGGTCGACTTTGTGTTTTTCCGTTTGCACTTATTAGCAAGATTTCGCAGTAGCCCACAGCAATGGTGGAATAAGAGTCGAATCTCGTTAATAAATGTCCCCATGGCTTTTGCCATGGTCCACCGCTTAATCCGTGCGCTGGGGCTTCGTTCGCCGCCACTCGGCGGCTAGAGCCACAACAAGGAATCGAACCTTGAACCTTCGCCTTACAAAGGCGCTGCTCTACCAGTTGAGCTATTATGGCCGGCACCCCTTTTCTTCTCGCGGGAAGGGGTCACTCCCGCTTGCCGGAGACACGGCTCTAAAACGGGATATCGTCGTCGTCGCCGGACGCGTAGGCCTGCTGTTGGGCCATGTTCTGCTGGTAGTCGCTCGCCACCGACTGCCCGAAAACGGAGCCCTGCTGTCCCTGCGGTGCGCCCTGCGTGCGGGGCGTGAGCAGCTGGAACGTGGAGAGGTTGACTTCAGTCATGCGGCGTTTCTGCCCCTGGTTGTCAGTCCAGCTGCGGTTCGTGAGCTCGCCTTCCGCGTAGAGGCTCGTACCCTTGCAGATTCCGAGCTGTTCGACGATTTCGGCGGTCTTTCCCCAGCCTACGACGTTGTGCCATTCGGTCTGTTCCTTCTGTTCGCCGTTCTGGTCGCGGTAGCGCTTGGAGGTAGCCAGCGAGAACGAAACGCGCTTCTTTCCGGAAGGTGTCATGGAGATTTGCGGGTCCTTGCCCACGTTTCCGATAAGCATCACCTTGTTGAGATAAGCCATATTCCTATTCCTTGAATGAGAGTTTCTGTTGCCTTTTCCTGTCGGCCTTTGTCGGGACGATGTGGGGCCTGTGTCCCTCGTACCCGTGCCGCACTGCCCACTGTTCCAGGGCGTAGACCATGCGGTAGGTGGCGGAGGCGTGTCCGCATGTGGCGCCTACCATGGCGGCGGTGGGGTACTTGAGGGGGCGTTTCATGGCCTAGTCGAACATGTCGTTGTCGGATGTTGCCGTTTCTTCGGTTTCCGCTTGCGGTTCGGGTTCCTTGGCGGCAGCCTGTTCCTTCTTCGCGGTGGACTTGGACTTCTTCTGTTCGGCCTTCGCGTCGGCATCCTTTTCTGCCTTGTCGTCCATCACGGCCTTCCAGGACGTTTCGCCGTCCTTGATTGCGCTGTAGATGGCGCGGAGGGTCTGCAGTTCGTTCGGGTCGATGCTGGAGAGCTCGTGGCCGAGGTAGTCCTTCAGGGATTCCACGTTCACGCCAAGCTGCGAGAATGCGTCGATGATGCGGTTCTTCGCGGCGTCCGGGTTCTGCGCGTCCTGCGTGGCCATGGTCTGGCGTACGTAGAAGAGCGCCTCGTCGACCAGGTCGCCAGGGATCAGGCGCAGGCCGAGCGTACGGACCGCCTTGGAAATGAGGGCGTTCTGCTTGTTCAGGATGTCGTCGTCGGTGCCGTGGAGGATGTAGACGGGCTGTCCCTTGGAATTGGTGCGCATGCGGATGGGCTTTTCGCCCTGCGGCAGCTTGGAGCGTTCCACCGTCTTCGTGACGGTCACGTCCTGGCTGAAGTAGGTGTTCGTCTCGAGGTCGCTCACCGACACGCGGATCACGCGGCGTTCGTCGTCTTCCGATACCGTGGAGGTCTCCGTCAGGATGTTGGTCATGTTTCGTATGGCGGCTTCCACGAAACGGATGCTCGGGCCTTTCACGCCCTTGCCGACGGGCTTGTGGTAGATGGCCACGCTGGCGAAGCTCGGGCGGTGCGCGTCCTTGAACATGTTCTGGCGCACGGTGTCGAGGTCGCGGGGGCGTGCGAGCGCCATCTTGTAGCGGGCTTCCACGATGGCCTTCATCTGTGCGGCCATGGCGAACGCGGCGTTTTCGGATGCGGACATTGCCGGTGCGGGCACCATGGCGCTGTCGTTGGCGGGGATGATTGCGGGAGTGTTTTCCATTGTCTTGTTCCTTTTCGTTAAAATCCTTTCATGGTGATTCGGAGCGTGCGGTTGCCCGGCTTGATGACCGTCGCCTTGCGGAGGAGTTCGGCCTTCTGTTCCGCGGGCATTCCCTGCATGGCTTCCTTCGCGACGGATTCCCAGTCGGTGGAGACGGAGTCCTTGTTGTTCTTCCAGGTGCATACGCCCGGGATGACGGTGGAGTCGCCGAGGAACACCTTGACTACATTGCCCCACTTCGCCTCTTCCTCTTCGGCGGCCTTCTTGGCCTTCTTCGCGTTGACGAGGTTGCGGACGGCTTCCATGATCTCGTCGGTGGCGGCCTTCTCTGTGTCGGGCTTGCCTACGGCGAGCGTTTCCTTGACGAAGCTGGTGGCGCCTTCGGAACCGTCGGCTTCGGGCATCTCGTCGCCTTCGACATAGGGCCAGAAGGCGTCGGATTCGGCGAGGATCTTGCCGGCCATTTCTTCGTCGTAGTCCATGGTATAGATGACGAATTCCTGCCCGCAGAAGAGGACGGCGAGGTGCGCAAACTTCGCGCCTGTCACCATCATCTGCACCTGCAGCTGCGCCTTGTAGTATTCCGGGAAGTCGGAGGTGTAGGCGTCGCCCCATTTCTCGTCCTTCCAGCGGATGTTCTTGGCGTCCACGGGGATTCCGAGCGTGTGGTTCCAGCCGTCGAGCGAGGCTCCGATACGCGGGAACGAGTCGTTGGTGCGGAGGTCGTAGCCGTCCATCCATTCCACCTTGCTGTCGGTTTCCTCGGCGTAGGCCTTAAGGATGGTGCCCTCGTTGCGCTTGCCCCACTTCATGGCCTCGGTCTCGACGATTTCGCCGCCACGGCCCGTCTTGTCGAGCCATACGGAGAACTTGCCGCCCCACGGGGACACGCCGATGATCTTGCCGGCGTCGGTTCCGGTGATGTAGTGCTTGCGCTTCTCGAGCCATGCGGCCTTGTCGGCCTCGTTGCGTCTTGTAGTGATGAATTCCATTCTTAATACTCCACCTTGAGGTTGTTGATTTTCCCGTTGACGATCGCCTTCACGATTTCGCGTGCCGCCAGCTCGTAGCCCTGTTCGGAGTGCCCGGCGATGTAGAGCGGGAGAATCTTGGCGATCGTGGCGACGATACGCTTGTTGACGGCCTTCTGTTCGTCCGTCCACTTGGAGGGCTTCTGCGCGGGTGCGGGAGCGGGGGAGGGTGCGGTAGCCTGCGGTGCTACGTAGGCCTTCTTCGCCTTTTCCTCTTCCAGCTTGCGTTCGGCCTCTGCTGCACGGCGCTCGGCCTCTTCCTTCTCGCGTTCCATGCTGGCCTTTTCTGCAGCAGCCTTCGCCTCGGCTTCTTCCTTCGCCTTGCGTTCGGCCTCTTCCTTGATTTTCTGTTCGCGGATGATGCGGTCTGCCTCTTCCTGCTTCTTGCGGAGCTCTTCCAGTTCGCGGGCCTCTTCCTCGCGCTTCTCGGCGGCTGCCTTGAGGGTCGTGAGGGCGTTCACTTCGGCTTCCACGGTGCGGATTGCGTCGGCGGTGCTTTCCTTCCACGTTTCCTCGGAGAATTCCATGGCCTTGAGGCGTTCGATTTCGCCCTGCAGCGTCGCGGAATCGGCGGCCGCGAGTTTCATGTGGATTTCCTTGAACCCGTCGATCTTGGCCTTGCGTTCCTCGATCTCGGTGACGGGGCGGCGGATTTCTTCCTGGAGGGCTTCCATCTTCTCGCGGAATGCCTTGCGGTTGTCGTCGATGACGCCGGGGAGCTTCTTGAGCTCCGCGACCACCTGCTTTCCGAGGTTGTCCACCTTGACCCTTACGCTCGCGAGCTGGCGTGCGGCGCCCTTGATCTGGGATGCGCCCTCCTTCGTGGTCGGGTCGGCCACGAGGCCCTTGGCCTTCGCCTCGATGACGCCGTAGAGGGCGTCGAGGTTCTTGCCGTCGGTAAAGAATCCCTGCAGTTCCTCGTCATGGCTCACGATGACGCTGTAGTCGTCGAGTACCGTGACGGCCATCTGCTGGTTTTCGGTTGTTTCCTGTTTCATTTCGTGTCTCCGTTTTTTTGTGAATAAGTCGTGTAGATTGTTAGTAGGTCCTGGCGAGCATTCGTGCGGTCCAGTCGGCTGTAGCGAAGTCGGCGCCCTGCACGCGGATCTGGTTGACGGTCTTCTTTACCTTGGGGTTCGTGGCGGCCTCTCCGGTGACGGCGAGGAACGCCCTGCTGGGCGTACCCTTGGCGATGAACCTGCTCTTGCTCTTGCTGGAGCTGTATTCCACGGTCTTGTAGTCTTCGGTCTTCGCGATCATCAGTGCAGCCACTCCTCCAGCGCCGCGTTCTCGACCTTGCGCTGCGCCGCGTTCTCGACCTTGCGCTGCGCTGCGTAGTTCTCGAGTGCGCGGAAAGCTACGGAGCCGAGGCCTGCGCGGAGCTGGTCGTGGCATCCGTTGTTGTACATGTTGTAGAGGATTTCCACGATCTCCGTCGCCATGGCCTTCATCTGTGCGGCCATGGCCTGCATCTTGCGGTTCTCGCGCATCCATGCCTGCGCGGTCGTGTCGGTAGCGTTTCCCATGCTAGATACCTCCCATTTCGATGTATCCGAGGACCAGGAACGCCACGAGCGTCCCGACGACGATTCCGAACGGGGCGACGTTCTCCATGAAGGCGCGGATTGCTCGGCGCTTGAGGAAGTAACCCGGGTTACGGTACTCGTTGAAGTAGACGGGCCCGTCTTCGTGGATTCCGTCCGGGGCGTGCGAGCCCCTGATGAATGTCTGTGCGTTGTCCATGTTCGTGTCTCCTTTCTTGTTCATGTTCAGACCTTTTCCTTCCTTGGGCGTCCGCGTTTCTTGGGCTCTTGCCTGTAGACGACCTTTTCGCCTGCGGTGCGGAGCCTTGCCGCCTCGAACACGTCGTGCACTTCGCGTGGCTTTCCGCAAACTTCCAGGTCGACGGTGCCGCCGAAGTCGAGGACGAGCGAGAGCACCTTCTTGCAGACTTCCTTGTCATTCTCCGTGTCCATATTGAGTGTGATGATCATGCCGTTTTCTCCTGTTTCTTCTCGGCGCGGCGGCGCCTCATTTCGAGCCTGTGCCTTTCGCGGTACTCGTCTGTGTTCCTTACACGTTTCATGCGTTCGCTTCTCTTGCGCTTGAATTCGGGGTCGTCCTTGTGCGCCTGGTAGTATCGCCTGTCCTTCGCCTTGCGAATCGCCTGCTTGTATGTCACGGCGATGACGGTCTCGGCGGGGCGCATCCTTTGGGCTATGAGCGACTCCCAGTTGGTCATGCGGTTTTCCTTTTCTGTTCAGTCTTGGTGCAGTAGTTGTAGAGGGCGCCACGCCAGTCCTTGATGGGATTTCCGTTTTTGTCGACCCACTCGCGGGCCTCGTGAATGGCGTACCATTCCTCGGCGAGACCCTCGTGCAGCTTGTTGTCGGCGACGAAGGCGTGGAAATCCTCGCGGCTGTTCGGACACCTTGAGTTCTTGGCTCGGGAGCGCACGGACGGCTGTGCTACTTTCGCCATCCCTCTTACGGATGAGCCCCCCGTGCGCATGCTTTGCCGAGCCTCGGTGTCGTTACCTATATTCGTGGAGACGGTGGTACTTGCGTCCGAGCCATCGCGGGTGTTGGCGTCTCCGTAAATGTCGGCAGGCGTGCCAGATTTACGATTCTCCACATCCTCGCGGGTAGTGGCGTCTGCCGTAGTATCGTTGCCGTAGAGCTCTGCCCAGCGAGTCTCTATCTGCTCTTTCGTCGGGCTCGCGTTGCCTTCATCTGCGAGAATCTTGCGTACCTGCTTGATTTGCGATTTCTTTCGCTGCGATAGGCAGAATTCTTTCGCTTCGCGAAGCAGCGTCAAGGCGTATTCGTTAGGCGTTTTACAAAGGTCTTGGAACTGCAAAGTTTTGGCAAACGAAACGAGCCACTTGTGGCTTGCGTCCTTATCCTTTATCACATCGTCGATTTCGTAGAGGAATCTGCGAATAAGGACGTGGACTGTATTGATTTCGTTTTCTGCCATCAGCGATTAACCGTTTTCAGTATCAAGCATTTTGTCAAGAGCCATTGCGAAGACATTACCGATAGTGAGTCGAATTCCCTTTTCGTTCTTCGTTTTTTCAATGAAAGTTTCGGCTCGTTGAACCGCCTTTTCATCCATGATTACCGTTCTTGTTTCAGCCATGTGTTTTTCTTCCTTTAGAATTCATTTAAAATGAATAAAATTCACTTTCACTGAATAATATATTCATTTAAAATGCATTTGTCAAGAGGAAAATATATTTTTAATGAATTTTTTTTTGTATTTTTGGTTCATGTCAGATACAATCGACCTTTTATCCTTTCTCCAGCGTGTAAATATGACGCAGGCGGAGCTTTCTAAAGCCCTTGATACCACTCCGGGGAACGTGAATAGATGGGCGAAAAGGGAAGGTGTGCCGAGTTTTGGTTTGTGTAAGAAACTTTTGGAACTTGGAATGACGCCAAAAGAGCTCTTTGGCGAAGAAATTGATGAGCTTATAAAGGCCCATTACATGAACGCAAGGGACCCGCAATTACCGAAGATGTTCGACAATAAGGAATTCCGGGAAGGCATTTCTTTAGCCAATAGCCCGAAACTGCGCGACGAAATAATAGACCTGGTCAAGAAACTTAAATCAACAGGCCAGGTTTGATTAGATTTTCCCAAGGCTATCCCGTGGGAATTCCGTGGGAATACCGCTGTATTACCAACCCCCTACCCATTACATATCATTTCACTTCATTACATATCATATCATTTCATTCCATTACAGAGTTATTACCATTATGTTCCATTTAACCTTCATCTTTATATGTAAATAACCCTCTACTCAACTCTGCACGAGACGAGGTTTTTTGATACACGATTTCGAGGTCAAAAACACATGCCAATCAAACGTACTACGGTCCTTATCGACGATCTCGCTCTCTTCGAGGCGCAGTGCATCGCGGCCGCTTCCGGAATCCCGCGAAAGGTCGCGCAGTCCAATTCCGCGTTCATACGCTACCTCGTCGAGGACTTCAGCAGGCGAAAGATGGCGGGGAGGGACTGTCGTGGAAAATAACGGACTGGAGGCGCGTTTCGACTGCCAGGCGTTCATCGACCGGATGGGCTGGACGCAGTACGAACTGGCGGAAAGGCTCGGCTGCTCGCAGCCTACGGTTTCGCAGTGGTGCAAGGGAAAGAATTTCCCGCCGTTCCCGGTGCTCGTGAAGCTCGTTTCTATCGGTGCCGGTATCACTGACCTGTTCGGCGAGAAAGTGGCCTCCAGGATGCTGGAAAACGACCGGGGAGCAGGACGCGACGGCGGCGCATTCGATTCGGAAGTCGAGCGCGTAGTCCTCAAGGTGCTGCACGAAAGGGGGATTCTTTAGGAATTCCCGCCCTTTCCCGGATTTTTTTGTTATATTTCAGAAAGACATGTAGCCTTACCGTGGGCATCTCAATTCAAGCCAGGACCTGTCGTATCATTTCCAGGGCTTCTTCCACGGTAAGGCTCTTTTCCATTACCCGCAATATCACGCCGTAAATATACCCGAGCGTCTTCATGGCACCTCGCTGTTTTCGCACCTCTTCGGTGGGGTTTTTCTGTCGTATCGTTCCAAATATAGTACAAAATTTTTACTTTTACCGCTTTTTGTGGTAAAATTTTTATAAAATATCTCTTTTTGTAGTAAATAATGCTATATTATGGACATGATGGACGTGAACGGATTTATCAGGCGCAGGGGAATAGACGGACACGAGGGACTCGCCGAAATGCTCGGAACGACCAAGAAGGCCGTGGACTCCTGGTCCAGCGGGGACCGCAAGCCGACTTTCGACATGGTCGAAAAGCTGCTGCGCCTCGGGATGACGGCCGAGGAAATTTTCGGTGACGCCTACCTCGAAAGCCTGCGCATGAACGCTTCGGCTTCGGCAAAGGTCGTGGACATTCCGGAAGAATCGAAGGATGCCCTGCGGCGACTCTACAGGATTCTAGACATCTAAAAAATCAAGGAGAAACTATGGACCACAAGGAATACGAGGCCGCACTCGAAAAGGGAATGACGATAGCGGCCGACCATTTTGCCGAAATAGAGCTCGCGATCTGCAAGGGAAAGCGCCTCGCGATCGAGAACGTGCTCGACTGGCTCACGGTATGCGTTCGCACGGCAAAGCGAGACCTGGAACGAACCAACGACGCCTCTGGGGTGCTGAACACGACTATCGCAGCCATGGAGGAGATGAAGCAGGTGTACCGGGACAAGCTCGCGTCCGATATTCGCCTTGTCTCCAAGTCGGTGGCGACTGACAAGCCGGCGGTTTCTGACAAGTAGAAAATTTTGCTCCTTACATGAACGGGGTGGTGGCCATGTGCCGCCGCCCTTTTTTTGTGCCCTGCGGACTCCGGCGTGAACATTGGTTCAACCGCAGTTTTTAGGTGTCTTTGGGTGTTTTTGGGGTTAGTTATGCAAGACGGCCTAAAATAGCCTTTTTTGGCCTAATTTTGGGGCATGGCATTCTATCACGACAGCACGCTTTTTGCTCCCCAGAAATTGCACAGGACTCCCGAAGGCTACCTTACGGCATATATCCGCTGCACCTGCGCGGGTGTCTTCCGCTACATGGGCAAGGACGGCAAGACCATCGACCGCGTCCTCCGTCCGGAAAAGGAAGTGGGCGACATCGATTCCGTCATGTCCGCGAATTCCAAGCCCGTGACGCTCAAGCACCCGGGCGAGAACGTGACCGTCGAGAACGTGAAGAAGTACGAAGTCGGGTTTACCGGCACTGACGCCTTTTTCGACGGCGTGGACCTGTGGATCACCATCACGGTGACCGACCCCAAGGCCATCAAGGCCATCGAGGACAAGGAAGTGCAGGCCGTATCGATGGGATACGACGTGGAAGAACTCGAAGAGAACAGGGATCCGCGCAACAACTGGAGAGGCACCGAATACAGCTACATCCAGCACGGAATCCGCTACAACCATCTCGCCCTGGTGTATGCCGGGCGTGCGGGCGAATCCGTAGAGATTACCGCTGGCGACTGTATCGACGAAATTATCAACTCTAACAAGACCGGCGACAGCAAATCGTCGGCAAAGGACAGCGCAATGAAGAAGATCATCATTGACGGTGCCGTTTACGAATGCGACGAGGCCGTGGCCGCGAAGGTCGCCGGGCTGGAAAAGCAGCTCGCCGATTCCGCAGCCGCACACAAGGCCGAACTCGACAAGGTGACGGCAGAACGTGACGCGGCACAGGCCGAAGTCAAGACCCTCAAGGAATCCCAGAAGGACGAGGCCGAAATCGTCCGCCTGGCAAACGAAAAACTTGAACTTGTCGCTACCGCCAAGAAGTACGGCTGCGAAGTCAAGACCGAAGATGCCGCCATCGACATCAAGAAGGCCGTGATCGCGAAGGCTTTCGGCGACAAGATGGACCTCAAGGACAAGAGCGAAGACTACGTGGCCGTGGCCTACGACTCCGCCATCCTGCACCTTGACTCTATCAAGGCCCCGGCTGACAAGAAGAACCCGCTCGACCCCGACATGAAGAAAGTCGAGGACGGCGAAGAAGAAACCTACGAAAAGGTATTCCAGGACGCGCAGGACGCGGCCGCTAACATCTGGAAAGGAGGCAAGTAATGGCTTTCGATACTACTGAAACAATCGCAGCTCCGGGCCTCGTGTGGCCCTACGTTGATCCCCGCGTCGATACCGGCGTGATGCAGGACAGCAAGAACTCCGAAGGCGGTTTCCCGCTCTTCGCAGTACCCGGCCAGCCCGGCAAGGTGTGGGCCGAAAAGCCCGCCTCCGCTGACGCCGTCGCCCGCGTGGTCGAAGTGACCATCGGCGGCACCGTGGCACAGAGCGACAAATACTCCGTGACCATCGCAGGCACGAAGTACGAAGTGACCGCCGGCTCCGGCGACGACGCTTCCGATGTCGCCACCGCCCTCGCCACCGCAGTCGCAGCTGACGCCAACTACGGCGCAACCTCTTCCAGCGGCAAGGTGACCATCACCGCCACGACCGCAGGTGCAGCAGCCAACGCCGACCAGTTCCTCGTCGGCAAGGAATCCACTGCGGGCACCATCGCGAAGAACGAAAAGACTGCAGGCGCCGACGCCGTTACCGGCGGCGTGTTCATCGGTATCGCCATCCGCAAGAACACCTGCGATTCCTATGCCGCAGGCGACGTGATCAACGTGCTCCGCAAGGGCCGTATCTGGGTGAAGGCCCTCGGCGAAGCCCTCTCCGAACAGGCTGCCTACGTCAACGACTCCAACTTCGGCATCACGGCCACCTCTGCAGGCGGCACCGCCATCGCTGGCGGCGTGTTCAAGAGCAACGCTGCCGACGGTAAACTCGTTCAACTCGAAATTGCATAAGGAGAACCAAAGATGCCCAATATGCACATTACCTTCAACGACGAACAGATCCAGACTCTCCGTCACTGGTTCGCCGAACGAGCCAAGGAACTCCTGAAGCTCCCTCGCGTCAGCAATGACGCACTCACGTTCGTCCCGATGCAGACGGTTTCCAACCGCTGGATCAAGTGGTTCGAACACCGTTCCATCACGGGCCTCGGCATGGCCGCCCTCATTTCCGACCAGACCGACGAACTCCCGCCGGTCGCTGTCGCTGTCAAGACCGACGCAGTCCAGGTCTACTCCTACGGCTGCTCCTTCAGCTACAGCATCGAAGAGCTGAACCAGTTCCTCATGGAAAACATCAACCTTTCCACCGAGGAATCCGAACTGGCCCGCGAAAAGTGTGACGACAAGGTCGACGAAGTGATCCTGCACGGTGCCAACGGCAACCCGGGCTTCTTCACCAACAGCGGCGTTCCGTCCGTCGTGATCCCGGCAAATGCCGCCAACACCTCCACGAAGTTCGCCGACAAGACCTACGAAGAATGCGTGAAGACCATCCGCGCCATGCTTGACCAGTACAAGGCCAACAACAAGGGCCGCAACGGCAAGCTGACCATTCCGGGCAAGCTCACCATCATTCTCCCGACCACCGCCAAGAACGCACTCGTGGACAAGGTCAACCAGTACAGCAACGAAAGCTGGTTCGAATCGCTCAAGAAGCACTTCGCCGACGAAATCGGCGAATGGTTCAACAGCGCCGAACTCGAAGGGCTCGGTGCCGGTTCCAGCGACCGCGCCATCCTGTACCGTCGCGACGTGAAGTACCTCGCAGCCATCGTCCCCATGGCCTTCTACTCCGAAGAACCGGAACGCAAGGCCTTCAAGTGGCGTGTGCCCTGCATGTGCCGCACTGCCGGTACTGTCATCAAGTACATCAAGTCGGTGCTCTACGCCGACGGTGTGTAATAAAGAATCTGTTTCTCCAGAAACGGAGCGGGGGAAACCCCGCACTTTCTGGAGAGCATTTCTTAAACCCTTAACGACAAGAATCTGGAGAAACAATGATCGTAAAGAACAACGCAAAGAGAGCTTACTTCTACGAAGGCGAGGCAATCCTCCCGGGAAGCAACAACGTGGCGAAGGACATCGACCAGAACCACCCCGTCATCAAGGCGCTCCTTGAATCCGGTGAACTCGAAATCGTTGAAGACGACAAGCTCGACGCAGACGCTGCCATCAAGGCCATCAACGCGGCGAACACCGTGGAGGCCGTGGAAGGCATCGCGAAGAAGGTCGACGACAAGAAGGTGAAGGCCGCCGCTTCCAAGAGAAAGAAGGAAATCGAGGCCGCACTCGCAGAAATTGCCGCCGCCGGAAAGAAAAAAGAAACTGAAGACGAAGAAAAGGACGACGACTGATGTCTCTGACCCCGCAGGAATATGACAAGCTGCTTTCCTTCCTGACCGCAGACGTTGCGGACAGTGACCGCCTTGACGCATGGATCGAAGGCGCGGAACTCCGCGTGGGTCGCGGATACTTCGGAAAGGCCTATGTCTACGCACTTTCGCTCATGGTCATGCACAAGGCCCAGCAGGAAGCTCTCGCTGCCGAAGGCGCCTCCGGGCCCGTGACGCAGAAGCGCGAAGGCGACATTTCCGTTTCCTACGCGGCCGGCGACGGCTCCTCCGGAAACGGCGACCTCTCTTCTACCACCTACGGCCAGGAATACCTGACCCTCATGGAACAGTATTCGCCCCGTCCGGGCATCACCGGATCGGGTTGCTGCATGGGAGTCCTGTAGGTGGCGACCGTATTCAACAGGTCCTTCGACTACGCCAGGCTCCCGCAGCCGACATACGACTCGCGTGGCAACGCCGTGGTGGACGGGGGACAGGTTATCCGCTCCGTAAGGGGTACGGTCCAGCCGCTCAACGGCAAGGAGACCGTCCCTGCGGTGGCGGCGAGCCGGAATACCGGAACCGTCAAGGTCTACTCCACCGAAAGGCTGGATTTCAGGGCCGAGGACGGCACCGGACTGGGTTTCGTGAGGCTCGGTGGCTATCTCTACGAACTCGTGGACGAGATGCCGTACCAGAACCTCGGGCCCATCAAGCACTGGAAGTACATCGGGTGCCTTGTACCTCCCGCGCAGGTCAACGAGATTCTGAACATCAGGTTCGTCGTTGACGACCAGAACAGGCACATCGTGGACGAATTTAGGCGCAAGCTGATCGTAGGATAGGAGTCTTGTCTTGAGTGCGACGCTCGAAAACAGCATTGTAGAAAGGATCAAGGGGTCCATCTGCTCGTATTTCAACGAGAGCCCGCTCCTTGACTGCCCTTTCATCAAGGCTCCTTCGAACAGGCCGGCCCCTCCCGGCACCTACGTGGCGGTGCGCATCGAGCAGGTGGAACAGCACGGCTCCGAAATGCAGCCCGCACCTGGCGAAAACGCGAAATTCGCGTTCCAGCAGGTCGCCACCGTCACCTTTGTCGAGGTGGAAGGCGACGGTGAGGCCCTGCGTATGGTCCGCAACCTTGTCCAGCGGAAGGGCTTCCGGGACACTGCGGGCGCCGAGGCCGGATTTACCGTCTGGGACTTCACGAGCATTCTCCCGGTCGATACCTACGACGGGGAATTCCTCGTGAGACAGTGGCGCTTTTCCATGCGTGTGAACTTCGCGGACGAATTTACAGAGGACGTTCCGAACATCGAGAGCGTCGAACCTTTAACACTAACAGGAGAATAGGCAATGGCTGATATTATCGACCAGATTGTCAAGATTAGCATCCAGGACGCCATCTCGGGCGTTACTACCGTGGATGTCAATACCGTGGCCCTTGTAGGTCTCGCGACCGCACAGAACCCGGTGGCCGGTGAGTTTTCCAGCGTTGCCGGCGCAGAAACCGCTTACGGTGCGGATTCCGAACTCGCCGCAATGGTGCGTTCCTTCTTCGCACAGGATTCCCAGCCGTCCAAGGTCGTCTGCATTCCCGCAGAATCTTCCGCATCCGACACGCTCGATGCCGTGAAGACTGCCGCCCAGAGCTTTGACTTCTACCACATCGTGCTCGCAACGTGGGACGGCAGCGTCACAAAGACCTCCCTCACGGGTTCAAACGGCTGGCAGGAATGGCTCGCCGACGTGAAGAAGGTGCTCCACGTGCAGGTGAAGGACCCGACCGCACTCAAGAACCACGGCGGCAAACGAATCGCCGTCTACAAGCATGGCGAAGTCCAGACCATCACGCAGACCGTCGTGACCGCAACCAGTACGACCGTCACCACGCTCGATTCCCTCCCGGTCGGATGGACTGCAGGCCAGACCACGAAGACCACCGAAGGCACCGGCACCACCACCACCGTGGACGTGTCCGTTGAAATCCTCCCCGTCGCCATCGTGGCCCTGCGTTGCGCTGCAGACTCCGCACGCGGCACCTTCGCGCACAAGAAGTGCGGCGGCATCACCCCGGATTCCTACACTGTCGAAGATTACAACGGATGGATTGACGGCGGCATCAACATCTACACGAAGGTTTCCGGCGAATCCCGCCTCTTCATGGGCTCCACAGCCGACAAGGAATCCTTCATTGACCAGATCGTCAAGGACGACTGGATCCGTTTCAACGTGCAGAGCCGCATCTACCAGCTTCTCGGCGAGGCCAACGACGGCCACGGCGTGAACTACGACGATGCCGGTATCTCTTCTGTCGCCGCATCCGTGATGAACGTGCTCACGCTCGCCCAGGATACCGACCATCAGTACGTGATGGCCGACTCCGCAAGTGTCGACTACAAGCCTTACAGCTACCTGAAGGCGAACTACGCCGAAGACGTGCGCAACCGCAACCTCCCGCTGATTACGGGACGCTACGCAAGAATGAACTCCATCCACACCGTGCAGCAGGTCAGCCTGTACGTCACGCTTTAATAAGGGGACTAAATCATGTCGATGTTCAAGACTTACGACCATACCAAGGTAAATATCTCTTTCAACGGCATCGCCCTTACCGACTTCAACGGCGACGTGACCATTTCCAAGGAAGGCCCGGAATTCGAAGTCGTGGAAGGTAGCAACGGCGCCGTCGAGCGCTCCCGCATGGTGCGCAACCTCTACACCGTGACTTTGCCGATGATGCAGACCTCTCCGCAGATCAATGCCATCGAGACTGCCCGCATCGCCGACGAAAAGGGCGGCGCGGGTCCCTACCCGTTCGCCGTCACCGACTTGAACGGTTCCTATGTCCTGATGGGCGTCGCCTGGGTCCAGACCATGGGCGACGCCATCAAGGGCCGCCAGGGACAGCCGCGCAACATCGTCCTCCAGGTGAAGGCCGAAGCCGCTTTCGAGGGGGCATAATCGATGAATCCGGTAAACTTCAAGGTCGGCCGCGAAGACTACCAGCTCCTGCCGCATACGGGCTTTGAAGCTCTCAATCTTGACCGCAAGGTTCTGGGGCTCTTCGGGCGAATCGCCCGGAGCGGCCTCGACATCCCGGACGAAGTGGTGGCATACGCCGCACTCGCAGACACGATGTCCACCCTTGACGATGCCGAGTACCAGTGGATCGTGGGAACGACGCTGAAGACTGTCACCGTCGTCACGGCAGGCAAGAAGAACGTGACCCTTTCGGACATGGACGCCATCGCGGCCCATTTCGCTGGGAACTACACGGAACTCTACGCCGTACTGATCCGCGTCTGGAAGGAAGAGAAACTTTCCCCTTTCGCGGTGGCCCTGAAAACGCAGAGTGGAGGCTGAACTACTCCAACCCTTTCGTAGCCGCCTTTACGGGCGCCGATTCCAAGAACCTCGCAAAACTGGGGAAGGTCGGCGAACTTGGCGGCGGAGCAGCGGAATATGTACTCATTTGGCGTATTGTCAGCGAGGCGCATGTTCCGCTTTCTGATATAGAGAAAGAGTGGACTTTTGACCGCATGTGTTGTTTCGGGGCTTACCTGGGCATGAAACAGGACTACAAGAGCGCATGGACGGAGCTCTATTCGCAGGAAAACGAAAAAAGGAACGCGTAGATGGCAGACGAATTTGTACAGGTAGTTAAGTTCAAGGTCGACGACAAGGAAATCGTCGCGGCCATCGACCGCATCCGCAAGGCTTTCGGGGAAGGCGCAGGCGCCAAGGGCCCCGCAGACGCTCTCGACAAGAACCTGAAGAAGGCGTCCAAGTCCGCATCCGATACAGCGAAGCAGGCCCAGAACATCGCGAGGGCCACGAAGGAAGCCACGAGGGAGACCAACGGGCTCACCTCCGCATTTGACCGCATGAAGGGCGCCGTGACCGGACTGGTCGCGGCCTATGCCGGTTTCAAGGGCATTTCCGCCATCGTGGGCTTCGGCAAGGGCAGCATCGACGCGTTCACCATGCAGAGGCGGGCGGAACTCCAGCTTGATACCGTCCTCAAGAACAGGGGAGTCGGTTTCGCCTCCGGGTACATCAAGAACGCCGCATCCGAGATCCAGAAGCGCACCACCATCGGCGACGAGTCGATGATCGCGGGTGCAGCGGAGCTCGCCACGTACGTGAGGGACCCGAGACAGCTCAAGAGGATGATGGCCCTCCTGGCCGATTACTCCATGGGCATGACGGGCGGAGCCGAACTTTCCCCGGAAGCGCTTACGAACCTCGCCACCGGCTTGGGCAAGGCCTTCGACGGCTCCTACGAGGCCATGCGCAAGAAGGGCTTCGACACGTCCGAGCTGGAAATGATTACGGATGCCCTGAAGCTCCAGGAAGACCTGGCCAAGGGCAACATCAAGCGCGACAAGAAGACCGACGAGCTGAAGCTCTCCAGCGACCAGAAGGAACTCCTGCAGTGGCTCAAGGCCAACAAGGGCCGGAACCTCGAAGACCTCAAGATTTCGGCTCTCGAAAGGGCCATGGCCGACTGGAAGGGTCTGGCAGACGAATTCGCGAATACCGACGAAGGCAAGATTCAGCAGCTGAAGAATACCATCGGCGACATGCGCGAGGAAATCGGCGCGGAACTTTTGCCCGTCGTGGGCGAACTCGCAGGGAGCATGAAGGCGAACCTTCCCGCACTCAAGGAACTCTTCGGGGGTCTCCGTGACGTGCTCCTGTCGATGATGAACGCGGTGAAGGGCCACGTGAACGAAATCCGCGAATTTTCCAACGTGATGGCCGATTCCCTGAAGCTGTTCTCGAAGGCGCCCTTTGAAATTACCGCTTTCCTGGGCGCCATGAAGCTGTTCGGCCCTGCCATGTTTGCGGCAAGGACGGCGGCACTCGAAACCACCACGGCATTCGATGTCATGGGAAAGACCATGAGCGGCATCGCAAAGGGTGGCCTGATGGCCCTCACCATCTGGGCCGTGGGCAAGATTGCCGAGGCCGCAAGGGCTGGAAAGGAATACCTCGGCGAGGAAAGCAAGCGAATGGACCGCGAAGGCCACTATGCGGACTTTAACGAGGCTATGCGCCACGTGAACAGCATGACCGACTTCCAGAAGGGCCTGGGGCTCACTGGCGAACAGGTCGCGGCCGCAAGGGCGAGGATGGGGTCAATCCCTGCCGGCTTCAATTTCGGGAATGTGCGCGACCCTTCCGTCGGCAAGCTCTTCGCAGGCCTTGACAGCAAGCAGGTCGAGTGGATGAAGTACGAATACGAGAAGCGCGGCTGGAGAAGCAAGGCCGACGCAGCCAGCGCCCTCATGCACGCCGTGGGAGCCTCCAAGGGTTCCACACCCGAAAACGAGGTGAACGACATCAACAAGATGCTGAACGACAGCATGGCGAAGCTCACGAAGAACAGCCCGACTATCAACGACATCAAGGTCTACAACGACATCCACGCCGATTCCGACATGACCGCGAAGATCATCAAGGAACAGCTCCGGGTGTTCGCCACCTCGCAGCTTAACTTTACGAGCCGCACCGCAGCGGCAAAGGTTCTTGCCTTATGATGACGACCGTACCTTACCAGGGACTTGCCGACAAGGCCTCGGAACTCATAAACGGGGCTCGCCGTTACAGTCCGCACACGGTGCAGGCTTCGCTTTTCTTCCGTGACGAGAATTTCGGGCTTGACGACATTTCCTTCGACCTCCTTATCGACGAATCGCACTCCATTGAATTCGATGTTGCAGACCACGCCGTGGAAAACGGTGCCACGATCAGTGACCACGTCCAGGAACGCCTACGCAAGGTCAGCGTGACGGGGCTCTTTACGAACCACCCGATAGGCGAAAAGCGCAGCGGGTACGTGAACGAAGACGATTCCATCAACCGCGAGGCCGATTCCGTGAGTATCAATGGCCAGCCGATGAAGGACAACCGTTCGAGGGATTTCAAGCTGGACCAACTCAAGAAACTGTCACGCGAACGCAAGCCCGTCCGCCTCGTGACCAGCCTCGAAGTGTACGAAAAGATGGTCGTGGAGGAACTTTCCTACAACCGTGGCCCCGATGACGGCGAAAGCATCAAGTTTACCGTAAAATTGCGCGAAGTGCGCACTGCGGAGCTGAAAAAGGCCGTTTCTAATTCCGTCTGGAACCCTCCGGCTCCCGAAAAACAGGATACGCCGGCACAGAAGAAGATGGCCGATGTCGACAAGAACGGCAAGGTGACCGGAGTCGAGAAGGAATCGACCGAAACAATCAAGCCCGCCATCACAGGCGAGGTCATGTCGTAGGAGCTTAAATGATCGAGATTCCCCTGAAAGCCGGCGGAAGCGCACTGCGCACACTCTCCGTGAACATTTCCGGAGTGTCGCTCGCGATACGCCTTTACTGGAACGACCGCGACCAGAGCTGGTATGCCGACCTCGAATCCGTGGACGGCAAGAACAATGGCGTCAAGCTCGTGACGAACACGCCTCTGCTCGCCAGCAAGAACCGCTGCCTGAATGGTGGCGACCTGGTCGTCCTTAAATCCACCCTCGACACAAAGGACACGCTCGGATTTGACAACCTCGGAAGCGAATACACGCTCAACTACGTGGACGACGAAGAGTGCAAATACCTTATTTCCGTACTTACGGGGGAATCGTAGCGCATGGCATTCGGTCGCGTAGTACAGCTGCTTGTTGGCAAGTTCGACAAGGGAAACGAATCCGGCGGCGAGACCGTCCTGGACCTTTCCGGCCTTGACATCGAATTCGACGTGACCCGCTCCGTGGAATGGTATGACAACGGTGCCGAGATCACTATCTACAACCCGAGCCCGGACACGCTGAACACCATCATGAACGAGGGGAACAGCGTCATCTTGAAGGCTGGCTATGAAGACCAGGGCGGGGCAAAGACAATTTTTGCAGGGCAGATTGCCTACGTGTCGCCTAGACGTGACGGCCGCGACATCGTCCTGGAAATCAACTGCGTGCAGGCGAGGGGGAATTTCTACCAGCTCGCAAGGCTCCACATGGCCGTTTCGTTCCCGAAAAACAAGAAAATCCGCGAATGCCTGCAGGAAATGTGCGACTACGCGCAGATCGTCTTGAGGGCCGGTGCAGGCGCCGTTCTTGACGAGGGTATCGATTTCCCGTTCCGCAGCTGCGGTACGTTCAATGCCGTTGTGCGCGAATTCTACGACTACGAAGAACATCAGTTCGGAAAGACGATAATCTACCTCGACAACAACGAACTTATCGTCATGGACCGCGACAAGGCCCTCGACATCGAGGATGTGTATCTCGACCACGAGTCCGGCCTGCTTGAGTGCAGGGTGGAACGTGACGAGGGTCTGAACAAGGTCAATTTCGGGGACGACCCGAACTATTTCTTCCTTTCCAAGAAGGAAGGGGACGTGGAGCCTAAAAAACGCCCCAGCAAGGAAATCGACCGCATCAAGAAAGTGCGCGGCCGTTGCCTCATGAACGCGGCCATGGTGCCGAACTGCTTCGTGCAGATTGACAGCACCGACAAGAACGACTCCTATTCCGGATCGATTGCCGTAAAGGGCCGGTACATCGTGACCGACTGCAACTATCGCGGCGGGAATACCGGGGGAGACTTTACCGTCGAATTCACGGCCCAGGAGCCGAACGGGGGAAACTGATGGCGAACGGACTCGAAAAGACTTTTATCAGGCTCACCAGGAGCGTCATCGATTCCTACATGGAAGGCTTCGAGACGGCATTCCCTGCAGTGATCAAGACAGTAAACGATGACGGGACGCTGGACGTGACCCCGTCCATCCGGAACGTACTCAAGAACATGCAGATAGAGCCGGACGGAAAGGACGGAAAGCCTCTGGAAGTGCGCGGCGTGCCCGTACTTTGGCCCGGAACATCTGCGGCCATCGTCAAGTTCGAGCTCCAGGCGGGCGACCCGGTGCTTTGCGTGGCGTCCAGCCGCGATTTGAGGGCATGGATCGAGGGCGGCGAGGACAAGGGCCCCTACGACCCGAAGAGCTTTTCCGGAAACGACCTCAACGACCTGATGGCCGTCCCCATGAGCAGGGGAGGCTCCAAGAAGGTCACGGTAACGATTTCTCACGACGGCAAGGTTAGCGTGGAAGCGAATTCAGAAGTGCTTATCAAGTCCGCTAAAGTGAAGGTTGACGGCGAGCTCGAAGTGACTGGCGATGCCAAGTTCCTGACGAAGACTGCGGCCGTGACGTTCTCCACCCATATCCACCCGACTCCGACGGGCCCGTCGAGCCCTCCGAATCCGGACACGGCCCCGTCAGCTTAACAAGAAAGGAACTGAAACATGGCACTTGACAAGAACACACTCAAGAGCGACCTGCAAACTATTTTTTCGAAGTCGAATTCTCCGGAAGAGGCTGCGCAGGCTATCGCGAACGCCATCGACAAGTACGTGAAGACGGCCACGGTAACGATTACCGCATTGCCTTCCGAAGTGGCGGTGACAAGTGCGTCGTTCGGGCCCAGTGCCAACGTCAACCCGCTCACTTTCACCGGTGGCGACGCTACACATTCGGGCGGTCTTTCGTAGGCCCGTTTTTAGGTGTCTTTGGGTGTGTTTTAGTAAAGGGCGAATTTTTGGCGTTTTAAGCCTATTTTTGAGGTAATATGAACGAATTTAGGCTCAACAGCTCGCACGACCTCCAGCTATCCGGCACGCATATCGCCCGGATCCGAAAGGAGGACCATGACGCGTACAGGACTATTGCCGAACAGCAGTGCCTCTGTCTTTTGCGTTGCGAGGAAGGTGAATCCTTCGTGGACTATACACATGGGGTGCCCTGGTTCAAGAGAATTTTGGGCTTGCCGGCGCAGTATCTCGACGTGGCCACCGCCATCATCAGGGACAAGCTGACCGCATTGCCTACCGTGAAGAAGGTCGTCAAAATCGTCCTTGACGTGAATGGCCGCAAGATTGGCGGCTCTTTCCGTATCCAGGCGAACGACGGATCCGTGACAAGTGGAGAATTCTAGCATGGCTGTAGGCGTGAATGTAGACGAGAATGGAATCAGCGTAAATAGCTTCCGGGAAATCCGCGAGGCCCTTGAGGCGAAATTGAAGTCCATTTTTGGCGAGGCCCTGGACACGTCCCCGAGCTCCCCGGACGGCCAGCTTATCGACCTGTTCTGCTATGCCTACGACGATGCCGCGAAGGCTATCCTTGCGTCCTATTCTAACCTTGACCTCGACAGCGCACAGGGCGCTTTCCTGGACAATATCGGGCGCATCATGGGCGTGGCCCGCAACGGCATGTCTGACGACGTCTACCGCGCCGTTTTGCTCGGTGCATCGTTTACAGGCCTTGCCACCTTCGACAACATGGTGACTTTCCTCCGTGCGAATATCGACCCGGATGTCACCCTTATCGCGAACGACGACCCCGATACAGACGTAAACGGAATTCCCGGCCACACGATTGCTGTCTACCTTCCTTCGACCGTGACGAAGACCGACAACGAAATCGCTACCGCAATATGGAAATGCAAGCCTGCCGGAATCGGCACTTATGGCGCCCAGACCGGAACCGCCACGGACTCCGTTGGCGGATCCCATCCCGTAAAGTTCAACAAGATCACCTCCGTGACCTACTACATGAAGATCACGATTACCGAGTACACCGAGGAAACCCTCCCGGAAGATTACCAGGAACAGGTGGCGGCAGCCGTCGCAGATTGGGCCGTGGGCGAGTACAAGCCCGGAAAGGACCTTATCCCGAAAAGGGCTATCCAGGGCGTGTACAGGGTGCCGGGTATCGACGACGTGGTCATCGAGGTGTCCGCGAACGGAACCAGCGGGTGGACATCCGACAGGGTGGCCATCGATGCCGACAAGTACGTCTCTCTCCCGAAGGAAAACATCACGGTTATCAAGGACTCGTAAAGCATGGCCTTGGTACACAAGACATTATGGGAAAGCGTCCGCGAGCTGGTACTTGAACAGTATCGCGGGAGCCCCAACCTTCTGGGACTGATTCGCGCAGTGGTCGAGGAATGCGCCCAGCCGATCGAGGACAGCGCCACAGCGCTCCAAGATGTCCTGAACGTGGACACGGCGAGCGGGGAATGGCTCGACATCATCGGCAAGATGGTCGGCGTGAAAAGGAACGACGGAGAAAGCGACGACGATTTCCGGAAACGAGTCATCGTGAATTCGATGGAAAATGATGCCGGAACGCCTAACAACGTGATCGATGTCGCGAAAGAGCTGTCGGGAGACCCGGCGCCGCAATACCTGGACGAAGTGCCCGCCACGTTCTTCGTCTACACGCCGAACGGCAAGGCGCTTACGCTTTCGCAGGTCGACAAGCTGGCGCCTGCAGGCGTTCTTGGCATTCCCGGTGCTGCCATAAGGCTCGGAAACGGCGGCTTTTTGCAGAATGCCGGCGGAAAGAAGTTTTTATCCGTGATTCCGAACGCGGAATGGAAGCTGGAAGCATTGCTTATCGAAAGCAGCGGACTGCACATCGTGACGGACAGCGGAAAGAGAATAAGGATCGTGGCCGAACAATCGAGGAGGGCGAATGCCTGACGTAAATGAAGAAAGCATTACTACCGTGCCGTTGCTGCCGGAAGCCGAGAATATTTCGGCGAATGACTTGCTGTACCTTGTCCAAGGCCTCGGTGCAGACCGCGACAAGAAACTCCCTCTGTGGAAACTCCTGGAATACGTTTTTGGAAGTGGCTTTTCTCTTGTCCAGAAGGACAGCACGTACACCTATAGGCTCCAGTTTGACCAGGACGGCTTTTATTATACCAAAAGTCTCAACAACGGCGCCGTAGTCCTTTCAAGACAGCTGTATCTCACGGAAGGCGGCTTTAGCAAGATTGACGACCTATCCGTTCGGAATCTCACGGTAAGGACCACTAAATCGGTCAGTTCGCCAAACACTACGTACGACCTTTACCTTGATTCATCCGTTATCGACAACAACGTGACGGATGACGACATCGGAAAAATCGTTATCGTCGAAAATAATACGGGCTCGCAGATCAAGGTTTACACAGGCGAAACGCAGACGATGAAGAACTACACCCAGCTGGACACCGGAAGCGTCTGCATGTTCATGCTCAAGGAATACACGAAATCGCAGGGGCAGCTCACTAATTCCAAATGGGTCGCACTTATTCAGCCCAACGCAATCAACGGCGCGGAATCCAAGTAACAAGGAGAATTTACCATGGCACAAGAAGATATTAGAGGAAAGGACCTCCCCAATATTGCGACAGCATTCGCAGACGATGACATTATTATCGTTGACGGTGACAATAAAGGCACCAGAAGGATGCCCAAGAACACGCTGCTCCAGCTCACCAGCCAGAACGCACTCGCAGGGAAC